CATACCGAGGCCGACGGCTTCCACCATCTTCCCCAGGGCCAGTACCGTGCCGATCACTTTTTGCGTCTGTTCATCGGATTCGGCTGCTGATTTGAGGAATCCTACAATGACTTCAAAAAACGGCCGGAAACCCTCCACCATGCCTTCAGTGACCTTAATTAGTCCGGCAATACCGTCTATCAAGCCCTGGATAAAAGTATGCAGGTCGTCAACCTTTGTTAGATCCAGCCCGCCGAGATATTCGGCAAATGCCCCTCCGAGTCCTCTCAGGGCGGAAATTAATTTGTCGAAATTCAATCCCGCCAGCGCCTCGGGCAGTATCTTCGCCACGTCGGCAAGCCAGGTAGAAAACTTGCTGCCGGTATCTTCCAGGAGTTTAAAAAGCGGATCGAAGGCGCCGGCATCGACGGCAATCTTGATGCCTTTGAAGACATTGGATAGACCCTCTCCCGCCTCTTTATAGGCGGGCATCAACTTATCCCCGATATCGATGAGGAGTACATTGATATTATTTTTCAGGTTTTGATTGACTTCGTTAAACCCGCCGGCCATTTTCTTATAGGCGGCATCCGTCGTTCCCGCGACATTCTGCATGGCGACCAGGGCATCCTTGAAACGTCCGGATGAATCGGAAGCCAGGACCGTGGCGGCGTTCAGACCCCGGATGCTGCCGAACAGCGTGTTCATGGATTCGGCATTGCCCTTTGTGGCCCTCCATGCATCCCAAAGAACGGTTTCCAGGCCCTTCGTCTTCAGGGCCGTGGCATTGAATTGTATCCCCAGGGAAGATGCCATCTTGGACGCCTCTTCGGTGGGTTTGATGATATTGGCGATGACGTTTTTCATGCCCGTAACGGCCTGTTCGGTGGGGATCCCCGTGGCGGTCAGGGCAGCTATCGCAGCGGAAAGCGTCTCGATGGGCACTTTTCCCATGGAAGCGATACCGGTCACGTTTGCCAGGCAGCCGGCCAGATCGGGAAGGGTGGTAAGCCCGCGGCGAACCGTCTCCATGAAGACGTCGGAATAATGACCGGCCTGATCCGCGCTGGCGCCATAGGCATTCATGGTGCCGGCAAGAAGGACCGTTGTCGATGCCAGGTCATTGCGGCCGGCAATGGAAAGCTTTTCGGCATAGGCGAGCTCGGCCAGAACGTCTTTATAGTTGACGCCTGCAGATACGGCCTTGTAAATGGACTGGTTTATGTCTTCTATCGATTTACCCGAACCCTGGGCGTAGGTGAGGACGTCTTCACGGAATTTGCCGATGTCCGTGCTGCTTGCATCTATAAGAGTGGAAATTTCTTTGAAGGACCCGCCAAATTTTCCGGATTCATTGATCGCCAGTGCCATACCGCCGACTACCAGACCGGCGAGCACGGCATCGACTTTTATTACCTTGTCGGCAAAGCCTGATAATTTTTCACTGATGCTGTCTATCGGGGCGCTGAAACTGTCAAATTTCTTCGCCACTCCGAGTACGGATTTCGACAAATCCGAATCGTCGCCGGCGAATATGATTTTAACCGTTTTTTCGAGGTCTGCCATATTTCAATTATAAAAAGCAAAATCAAGGTTCAGGTCCTGGTCTGCAGTGTCCCGTAATATTTTTCCCAGAGAAACAATTCCAGATCGCTCAAAAAGCCGTATGGCATTAGATCGGGACGCGCCTGGTAAAGAAACATCTTCTTTTCGTAGCAAAGAGCCAGCGAATTTCTTATTTCTGGATCCTGCCAGAGCCGCTCTGCTTTTTTTTTACCTGCGCACCCTGGCCGGTAAGTTTTGTAATCGTGTTTGTCAATTGCAGAAATTCGACGGGGAAATTGGTGCAAAGCTTTACGGATAATTCCAGATCGATACTGGGATCGACGCTCCCGATAACGAGCATCTCCAGGCGTTTCGCAATATCGGAAGGCGTCGTATTGTCCAGCCCGATGAGCTTCTTGATCCCTTCCGCCTTATCCTGCACCCTCGCGGAGACCAGTGCATCCACGATGGCAATCAGGTTGCGGTTTCGTTCCTCCGCTTCATTTACCTTGCCCAGCTCATGACCGGTCAAGCCCCGGACTATCCAGACCGGATCCGTGCCCTCTTCGAAATAGTCTTTCAAGTCGGGCACGGGAACGGCCTCGGAGCGGGATTCAAAGGAAGTTTTCAAAAATCGCTTTTTATCGAATGCCATATTAACCTGTAACCTCTATAGCCTCTTCAGTAGCCGAAATGGTGCAATCGGCCTGGATATTGTCGCCCGCGGGGAATGTACGGGAAATACCGAGCTTGCCTTGCGCAAGTATATAGGGTGTCTTGTTACGGTCCGGGAAGAACTTGAAGAAAAGGATTTGATTCTTCAGGCCCACAAAAGGATCCGACACGCCGTCCTTCAGGAATACTTTGAAACTGCCCTGTCCAAGTGACGAAGAAGAGGCCCCGACCGTTCCCCCATAGACCTGTGTTGATGTCGTGGTATGGGTATTTTCCGGCGGTTTGAAATCTGATGCGGGTTCGATATCTGTAAAGATCGGCTCATTTACCTCGGCATAAACGCCCTTGACGGTCGCAGGACTGCCGGCATGGATCGCGGGAAGGGCCGACACGAATGTAATCTTGCCGTTGAACGGATCCTCGTCCCAGATCGGATAATCCCACCGCTCGCAGCTTGAACCGACTACCTGGAAGATCTCGGCTGCCGCGATTAATGCCGAGGTAGCTGAGGACAATTTAACCTGGGCGATCTCGATGGAGCCCACCGGGATCAGGGGAGGCCCTCCGGCAGCGCCGCGCGTGGCCGAGAAAGACGTCCCGTCCGTACCCTTGACGACGGTAATGACGCCGCTGCCGTTTATTGTCACGGAGCTGATCGCGTGGGTTGACGACGGCCTTGTAATAGAAACTGCGCCGTCCGCGGCAACCGTTACCTTGACTCCTGCCAGGTAACAGGTCAGAGCGGCAACGGCCACTTTATCGTTTGCGGATCCCGGCGTTACTTCTCCGCCTGTTTCCAGACCGTCGGGTCTTACGACCGGCGAGTAACCGCTCTTCTGCGACCAGAGTAATGCTCCAAGTGTACTAAACACAGTATGATCGCCAGAATCCGTCATGGCATCCATGGCGTTTAATTCCTGGCCCGCCTCGTATTGCAGTTTTGCATTCGCTGCTGAGTTCGTTTTTGCCATTTTTAAACCTCCTTTAATTTGATCGTTTATTTACGTGTGTTTGCATGTCTCATATTACTCCTTCAGCGGAACGGATAGTCGACTAAATCAACCTCGCTTCAGCTTCTCTTCGCATAACCAGACCTCGGAGGATCTTTCCCCCGCCGCGTGTCCACTTCCTTAACTCACGTTTTACCTCTGGCCAGTCCCGTTGATTTATCCGGCGTCGCAATGTCGAAGCCTGCAGCCGTCCGCCGCCCAGGTTAAAAACGAAGTCTATTATGGCGCCCTGTCTATTTTCAGGCTCTATAAGCAAAACGGGACAAAGCCTGAATGTCGATCTTTCCGCACACATCTGGTCCTTAATCAGGACCTCTTTGGCTTCATCGCGCGGCAAAGGCCTTACCTTTTCGCCTGGCTTGAAAGCGTGGCCATAGCCGGCAGTGAGGAATCCTGCGGGGCAGTAATAAGGCTTTTCTCCGTAGCCTTCGAAATGCATTTCTAAATTGAGAGCTATCCGATTCATCCCGCGCCTTTCGCCTTGTCAAACACGCGTCCCAGGAACCAGAAATTGAGGATCCCCGTAAGAATGCCCTGATCGTTTTCGGTCCAGAGGATCGTCGCAACTTCTACTAAGCCTGCCCCCGCTTGAACTGAGGAGACAATGAGGCATATCTTCATAGCGCAATACAGGCTAACGACAATGTATGTCACGGCCGGCCTGATAGTTGAAGAAATGAAAACTGCAAGAGCCATAAGGAAATCAACAAGGGCATATCCTGTTTTTTGGAACGTGACAGTCTGCGAAGCAATTGCAGCCTTAAGAGCATCGAGCGTCCCCTTATCCCAATCAGCCTGGCTCTGAGCGCCTATTTCCTCACGCTTCTGTTCGCCCTGGATCTTCGCATACGCCATCTGCTTATCCTGCATGGCCAGTTCATGCGCTCTTTCATTCTTCTTATCAAAGAAGCCCAATATTTCCGGAATGCAACGGAATATGCCTCCTAAAAGTGCTCCAATTAATGATGCAATCATATTTTTTTCCCACTTTCTTTTTCTGTTTCACGGCTTTGACATAATGACTTTATCCAGCTTTTCCTCTATTTTTTTAAGCCAATCCGTGAAATTATCTATCGCCACGCATATCCCCGAATGATCGGCACAATGTTTGGGATAATTTTTTTGATCTCCGTTTTTCTTATCGGGGAAGAGCCGATAAATAATTGCTACGATCCCGAAAACGCCTCCCATAATTGCAATGCCGGTACCGATTTCCATGTCTCCCCCTAACGCTATTGTAAATATGGATCGCCGATCTTTTCTGTATAAGTGATATCGAAAGTTGCCGATGCACCGACGGAGATCATACCGTCATCCGGATAATCGTCTGTCCCGCCGCCTGTATATGTGATCTTGTCTATATAATCCGGCGACCGCGTCCATGTTTGAGACAGAATGCATTTTTTCAGATCGCCGAGGATCATCTCCGACACAACCGAGGGATTCTCCGATTCAAATTTGGTAATGCCTTCGATTCTTACCGACATTGTATTTATCAGCTCACCATATCGCTGTTCAGGCTTTTCGGTCCCTGGCCAGACCACAAAAGCGGGCAGTTCCGCCGGATCGAGAAGCTTGCGGACCCGCTGTATTTCTTTAACGCCGCAATCGGTCTTGTAACCGTTTACGACGGTCACGACGGCCAGTCTCGCCATAATATCCCGGATGACAATTTCCCGTATTGTGTCGCTCATCTGTATTTGCTCAATTCGTAATCCGTCTCATGCGCGAGATTGTTATGCAGCCGTTCTCCCGCCTGGCTAAGAATAAGTTTCATCACCGGCTCATTGCTCATGATGTCCGGGACGCGGGGCCCGTAAAGCTGTTTCATGGGCAGTCGGTAGATCCGCGGTAATTTCCCATAGTGCAAATCTTTCCGTTTCGCTTTCTTCTGTCCATGCCATTCCCGCCAGAAGGCGCCTTCATGTTTGGATTTCAGCGTGACAATGAAAGCACCCCGGATCACCTTTCGCGGCTTAGTACGTTTGACCTGGACGGAAACGCCTTTCTTTGTCTGTCGTGTTGAATAATCGATCAGAGGTAACGGTTTGCCTGTGCTGGCAATGGTTGCCTGTAACCTGGTGGAGCTGGCCTTCTCGACCTTGAAGGTATCGTCAACGGCACTCTTGCTTGCCGTGATCTCGGCTCGTATAGCGCTAGATGCGTCCGTCCTCACTCCCGTTAACGTCTTATTCAGGGCGCGTACGGTAACCTTTGTCGCCATCCCCTTCATGTCGGAGAGCATGGCCTTGACATTTCTCAAATCGGATTCATCGATCCTGATTGCAAATGCGGATGCGGTCATGTCACGATCACTTTAACGGTATAGCCTTCATTCCTGTCGATTGCCTGGACGGTAAAAATCTCGGTGCCGATCATAAACGTATCACCCCGATTTGGAACGGCTCCCAAATCAGACAACATTGCCTCGATGGTATTTCCGCGCTCATAGACCTGGGCGGTCATGGAATTCGGCTGTAACAGGATATCCCGTTCCAGAATCACCCGGCATTGAATTCCTGCCCCTCCCGAATGCGTAAAGACGGCATCAACGGCCATCTCAGGGTCGTTGAATATGTCTCTCAGGGCTGTTTCGAAGATCGAGGTCATAAAATCTCCTGGAACATCGGTGTTATTCGTTTATGGAATACAGAATAAATACGAATGGTGCGCCTCGGCGGCGCCTTAACGCACCATCTTCATTATATCGTTACCTTTACCAGGACCGCAGGACGCAGACAGAGCGGCAGGGGATTCGATTCCATATGCACGTCCACCCAACGTCCCATCTTCTCTATGACCTGCTTGGCATAAAGCGGTATCCCCGGGGTGTTCACGGTCTCGATGAAGTTGCCCGGCGAATAAACGGTCTTGAAGGTCTCCATCGTCCCCTCGGGATAAGCGTGTCCCTCGCCGGAGGCGATGAATCTGCGGCTGACATTGTTTTCATCTGTGGCTACGCCGCGATATTCCTCCCATGTGATCCCGCCAAAATTAAAGCCTTTGCGCGGATCCTGCTGCGCGATAGCGGCCGCATTCTGCCAGTTAAGATAGAATTTCAGGACATTCGGATGCGCAATAAGAGCATCAAAGAATTCCTGGGATACCAGGCAGCGCACTCCTCTCATTACCTCGCCTTTGAGGTTGTCCTCGATATACCGCACCACTTCGCGGCATTTTGCATCGACGTCGGTGGTATCCACGTCCAAAGCGAAGTCAACGGTCTTTGCGGTAATGCCGTATTCCGTATAGAGGTTGTAGAGCGTGGAGGCATCGGCATCCAGGATTATGCCTTTCAACGCGCCCATCCTGAGGTGTTCAAGGGTAATTGCGTATTTATTCTTTGCCGTCTGAAGATGTCTGTTCATTACAGACGCGAGTGTCTCCATCCCGGCAGGCTGTCCGAATGCACGGATCCCCTGAAATTCTTCCGGCCTGATGACGTCATCGAGAGGAATATGGGGAACGACGAAAGAGCGTACCTTTCTCTTGCCGACCTTGTTCTGCTGACCGGGTGCACCGACCGGCAGAGTCTTCAGTATATTAAGAACGCCGTTTTCTTCCTCGACGACGGCTGTTCTGGTGGTGATGCCGTCATCTGTAAAAATGCCGAGTTCATTGATCCGGCCGTACATATTCGGCAAAATGTTAATGGCAGCGCAGAGGCTTACCATGTTAAAGGCATCCTGTTCGAAAGGATTCAAGATTTCATCTGCCATGTTCATGTCCTCCTTTTGAGGTATTTAATTATTATTGCCCGAAGGCGTTTGGTTGAATTTAAACTTCTGTTGCTGTGATGATTCCCTTGGCAGCCAGTTGAGCCAGTGCCGCCGCTTTCTGGGCTTCGGTTGCTGCCGCCGGCCAAACGATATTGGCAGTGACGATCTTTGCATTCCGGACAACGGCCACGGCGGATTTCGCGCTTCCGGAAGCGTCGCATGCTGCAGTCAGAATTCCGTATGCGTCCTGAGATCCGTCGACGCCGTCAAAATTAATCGCCCTTACACTCAGGGATCCGGCGACGATGGTGATAGTGAAACTGTCGCCGACCGCAAAATCGGTGGCGCCGTCATTGATTGTAAAATTGATCTGATCGTTTATGTATGCGCTTGCGGCAACAGCATCAGGCAAACCGAATCCATCGGGATCCTTAACGCTAAATATGCCGCTGTTGGCAACTACATGGATACACTTTAGGACATAGGTCCCAAGTTTCGCCTTTGCACCGGCTGTTACGCCTGTGCATGTGCCGTTGCCGGTATTGCTTCCTGCCGTTCCGGTTGTCGGGCAGGCGCCCAATTTAATCTTGCCGAGTACCGCGCCGAGGCCGAGGTCCTGGCCGGTCAGTACAGTAACAGCCTCGCGGGAATAATTATTATCCTCTTCCCATTTCAGGACATCCTGGAGGGTGTTCGCTTGTGACAATTCGCTCATTTTTCTTCTCCTTTCAGATGATTTATCAAATTCCCGCTTTGTTCATGGATCCCGGTTCAAGGCCGGAATGACAGGGTAGGGCGGGGTGTTTGTTTATTTTTTTACGACCCGGATATTCGCCGCCTCCGCCCGCTTCTTTGCATCCTCTATGAGCGGGTTGACTGCACCAGTTGAAACGGCACCGACAGTGCTGCGGATTTGCGTTTTTTCCGCCTCGAGTGCCTTCGCATTTACGATTCTTTCCCGCGCCTGTTCGAGAGTGATGCCCTCAGTTATCAATCCCGTCGCCATTTTTTCCATGCCGGCCACTGAGCAAATATCAAAAATGCCCGCAACCCAGGCCAGGACTTCTTTCCTGGTCGCGGCTTTTGCCTCCTCAATCGTTGTCTCGGATACAGTCTTCGCCTCCTGGATCAGTTTGTCGGACTCCTCCTTGGAAATATAGCCCGCCTCGGCGAGTCCCGGTTTGATTTCCTCTGCCGGCGCGCTCGCGAAAAGGGCCTTGATCCTCTCCATAAGTGTCATGATTCCACCTCCCTTAATCTTGTTTTTCTTTAGTATGTCCGCCATGGCCTTATCCCAGGGCATGACCGTATCGGCCATCCCCGCATCCACAGCCTTTTTCCCCTGGTAAATCGCGGCTTCAGTTTTTCTTACATCCGCCGGCGTGATGTCGCGGTTCCTGGCGACGGTCTTGACGAAGATGTCGTATGTGTCGTCAACCGTAGCCTGGCCAGCGGCTTTTGCCTCGGCGGAGAGCGGCTCATGCGGCGTGAAGTCGTTCTTGCGCGTCCCTGCGAAGATGGGAGTATATTTTACGCCGACGTTCTCATCCCATTTGCTCTGATCCATGTGGATGGCGATGACACCCACAGAGCCGACGCTGCCGGTGCGCGGGGTGTAAATCATGTCTGCCGCCGAGGCGATGGCATAGGCCGCCGAATAGGCCGTCTCGTTGGCAATGGCATAAATCGGTTTGGTTCCCCGCGCGTGGTAGATCTCATCCACCAGATCGAATGCACCCGCCGCTTCGCCCCCGGGGGAATCGATATCGAAGACGATCACTTTTACTGCCGGATCCGCGAGAGCCGCCCGGAATCCGGCCCTGATGTCTTCATAAGTTGTCCCGCCAAAAAGCCATGCGAATAGATCGTCAGACTGCCGGTAGGTGAGAATACCCTGGACGGGAATGATCGCGACGCCCAACTGGGATTGTGAAACCTGGCCGGCATTGGCCTGGAGATTCGCTGCCGTCTTGCTCTCCTCAATCTGGAGGTGTGTCTTGCTGTTTATAAACTGCATGACGGTATCCAGGGCTTCGGGCTGGATCAGGAGCGGCGTATTAAAAATTGCCTTGGGTATTTTCATGTCCTGATCCCTCCGTGGAGGTCATCAAAGCGCGCCTTCCTTTTCATTGCGTCTTCGATGAGGGCGTTTGCCTCGGCTTTGGTATCCGCGCCGATGGCCTTGCGGTGCGCCTGCAGATGGTCAATGACTTCCTGCGACGCCTTCTCGCCGCTTCTGGCTCCTTGGGCTGCGGCCCATGCTGCATTCAGGCCGCCTTTGTGGAGATACATGTCGCCGGTGGTATAAACGCCGTTCTCATCAATGTTCCCACCGTTTTCTACCCAGTGGTGAGGATATGCCCAGGTGCTTTTCTTGTCGGGTTCGCCCTGGTCGGCGAAGGCGTTCCTGGGTAGTTTCGTCTTATCGACGCTTCCCCAATCGGGCTCGTTATCCGCCAGTTTTGAATTGTGAGTCAGGGCCATGGATCAACCTCCTGTCTGTGATTGTAATGATTCGGTAATAACCTGATCTGCGGCCTTCTGCATCGCGCCGGAGGCCGCGGTCTTGCGCGGATCGCTGTCGAAAACCAGGCCAAGACTATCCGCCCTGGCATTGTCCTCCGCGATCTCCCTATCCACGGTCTCAATGTCATCGCCGCGCTCGGCGACTACCCGCGCACGGGACTTGAAGCCGTTGCGGACAGCCATATTCTCAGCTAATTGATCTTTAACCGGATCGACCCAGGGCCAGCCGTCCGGGCGCCATTTGATCCGGAGGTACTGCCTTTTCTTCTGCGCATAGTCGGTGATAATGGAAAGTGCGCCCGAATATACCGCCGCGTCCATAAAACCCTTGGCCACAGGACGGCAGAATTGGAAGATGATCGTATTGTACTGGAGCATCATGCAGCGGCGACGGAATTCGAGGAGGCCTGCGCGGATTGAGGAATAATTGACATCGCGGAGGTCGCCGGTGAGTTGCTCATAGGTTATGCCCATACCCTGGGCGATCTCCCGGAGCTGCTGTTTTATCCAGACTTCGTATGTGACGCCGACGTCGGTGGGCTGGGAGAACTTCACATCCTTCCCCTGGGGAAGGACTGGGAAGGTGCCGGGCTCTATGGCGACGATATCGCTCTGGTTGATGTCCTTTGTGCCCATTCTGCCCATAAGGTTGCCGGCATTTATGGTTGCAGAATTATCTATAATGAAACCGCCGAACATGGCAGCCGTCTTCTTTCGGACCAACTCGGCATCCTCGTACTGGTCGAGTTCATGCAGTTTCACGATTATGGAAGACAGCCAGGGCCGCCCTCTCATCTGTCCGATGCGAAGCGGGCGGAATACATGCAGGACCTGATCGGCGGGGATCCGGACGCGCTCCGTAGCCCTCAATCCGGTCGTGAGGAAATATTCTCCGGGATGTTCGCGGAATAGATGATAGGCAACACGCTTGCCGGATGGATCAATCTCGATCCCCATACGGATTTCGTTGCCTGTACTGGGTTCAATGCTGTTGAAGGCTTCATCCAGATGGTCCGCTTCCAGAAATTGCAGCTGCAGGGGAACGAAGTTATATTCGCCTGCTCTTTTAGGGATCAGCCGCACCAGGAATTCGCCGGCATCTATGAGGGCTCTTACTCCTAGCGTCTGAAGTCCGTAAAAATCACATATCCCGTAATAGTCAGCCTCAACGGTCCAATCGTCCCAGAGTTGTTGAATAATCTTTTTCAGGCCCGGATTGTCGAGTTGCCAGCGGGGATTGATCCCGGATCCGATGATATTGGCAACGTCGCTGTCGACGCCGCCGTCAACAAGTGGATTATTGCGGATGAGTTCCCGTGATCTTGATCTCAATGTTCTGAGGGATGAAAACAGACTCGCGTTAGGCCCTACGGCTGCCGTGCCCCAGGTGCTCATACGGCGTCCGGTTGCGGCACCTTCATAGGCTCCGTAAAGAGAATCTATGGGAATTTTATTCCCGCGGCTGTCCAGAATTTTCAGATGATATGCACTCATAAGCCTTTCTCTGTCCGGGTCAGAACAAAACGTTTCTGGGTTGATGTCGTCTCGACCTCACCACGGATCTCATCACGCAGATCCTTGAGGTCTCTGATCTGTGCCGGTCCATAACTGATGGTCTTATCTCCGACAGTAACGCTAACAACCCTCTTACCCCTGGCCAGGTCGACAAGCGCCGCCTGCACATTCGCAAGATCTGTCGCCGTATAAGCCATGGTGCCCTCGTCTTTTGTTATGGCCCCTGGCCGGCGTCTCAGTTCGGTACGACTGGGGGCTCTTTAGGATTATCATCCAATGCATCAAAGAAGAAAAAACGACTTATTTGCGGGTAGAATTTCACAGGCGGGAATGAACTTCAAGGAGCTCCATTCCATTCCATTCCGCTCTGTTCAAAAAAAGTGAAGGGGGAATAAAAAAAATTGAGATTTTTAAAAGGAGGGATTATTTTTTAATATACCTCGGAAGAGTCATTAATATTTTGTCTGGATGGTTAACGCTTCCACCTCAAGCATACAGGTCTTAGCGATATTCTGCGAATTATGGTTAGAAATGAATGCCGAAGATCAGTGGCTATTAACCACGTGGCTGAAACCTACAGAAGGCGCTTCTTCATGTTCACTGCGTTATACACTGACTGTTGAATTTTTGTGCAGAGATGATCCAACTGCCGATTAAGATTTTGAATCCGACTTGATTATAGGAATGTCAAGAAGAACAAAACAGTTCTTTTCAGAGTCAAAGATAAAATCTTTCTCCGATATTAGGACCTGACGATCTGCTATCAGGCAATGTTTCGATTCATCATATTCTATTCTCGTCATATTTCCACTTTCATCGTCCATAGAAAAGGTGCATCTATGGTCTTCCACTTTCTTATTAATCCTTGGTCTTCTTCCGAGTTCCATGCTGTCTGCGAAACATAAAAGGGTCGCAATGGGAATCTCTCTTTGTTTCTCACAATCTAAAAAACATCGGGACTTGTTCTTTGAAAAATGAAGCCATTTATTGTCTTCTGTCATGTCATGTAGCATGGCCGCTTCAGCCGCAAGATGGAAGGCAATATAAAGATCATCGCTTATTGCATGACTATCATATAGGCTACCGGCAAGATCTACCAAAAAAATGCCCGAGGCTACACTATGGTTAAGCCCAAGGTTATCACGAAAAAAACCGGACAATATTACATCATGATTAGCAGGAAAACTCTCTTGGCGATCAGAATATCCTTTATCTTGAAAAGCATAATGATATTTTGACACAAATTTTGCAGCAAGGCTATTTCTTATATTCACCATATTTCTATGGTGTAAGTCTGCCGTCGCCTCACCCTGAGTTAATACTGGCAAGAGGCCAGCTAAGCGCTGGCGATACTTGCTCAGGAAATGATAACCATAGCCGACATCATGAAATATGGCAGAAAGGTAAGTAGCAACGTAAAGCACACTATTTTTTCTGGAGTCATTCCAACTACTCGGATCAGTATCAAGTCTTTCCTGGCACCATTCCATAAAATGACTTGAAGAAAACTGAAATTCTTCAGCCTTCTGTCGGATGGCCAGTAGTTGAATGAGACGATCACAGACAAATGCCACTCGGAACATATGTACAAGATGGTCCCGATATCTTTCGTCATCAGGCTCCATGTACAGCAACCATTCAATGTAGGGCAGATTATCTAGGTGTGAAAGCATGGAGGGGAAAAGAGTAGCAAAGATAGAACTATAAGAAGCAAGACAGAATTGGAGTTCTAAAAAGTATTTCCTCGGGATGTACCGGCTCAGGCGGTCTAGCGTTCTGATGCTTTTTGAAATTCCACCCACATGTTTGTTCAAGGCAATACTATCCCAATGATTCTGCATCAGCAAGGACAATAACCGGACATAATCTCCATTTGAGTTGGGCCGAAAATAACGGTCCTCCTTTTTTTGGGCGGTAATTCCCAGGTTCAGCCATTCCCAAAAAGAGTTATCGTCCAAATGAATGGAATTCATCCGACCATCCCAGTAACATGGATGTTGTTCGCTTTAATCAAAGAAGCGCGATAGGCTAATGTTCGAAACCACTTTCCCCACTCATCAGAGAGTGCACCGATTACAAAAGCCTCTGCGTTCGAAAAGATATCTCCCATATCGAATCCTTCAATTAAAGGGGCAAGTTGGGGGCCGAACTCTTTTTCGTGATCACGTATCGTTTCCTTTAAATACGGAGATAGCTCTCCAATTATGCCGAACATTTTATCAAGTTCCTCTACCGAATCAGAAACCTTTTTCGCTTTGTTAAAAACAAATCGAAAATTGCCTGCAAGCTCCTTGGGATATTCGCCATTGTCTTTCTTGAATCCATCGATTAGATGTTGAAAGGAAGTTAGAACTGCTTTGTAATCATGGGGTTCAAAACTGCTGATCAATAGGGCTTGCAATGAAGGTTCCGGCCATTTCCCTTTCAATAAGTGTCGAAGCCGGTGGTCGTTCTTGTCCTCTTCCAAGCCCCACTCAAGGCACATTTGCAGAGCGGTCTTGGAAAAACCGAACATGCCTGGCGAATGGTCCAAGACGATTGTTTCAAACTCTGATCGAATGGCAGCGGCAAGTATGTCTTCAATCCGGTGGCGGAAAAAATGCAGGTGATCCTCCTGCGAAATGAGAGGGACTATCGTCTCTACATCAGTTGCTCCTGTGCTTGACGGGATGAAATAAACGGAGTCATGGCCAATCACTTTCCGGCAGAAGTTCAGCTCTAGTTCAGAACATTCTCCTTCTATTAGGGAGGGCCACATTTTCGTGAGCTGGCAAAATTCATTTGGCTTTGCTAAAATCAGTTTGTTAAAGTTATTGCTCATTTCGCACGTCATTCCAGGAATATCGGCGATACTTGCACCTGTCATATCTCCATCGATAATGAGAGTCTTCTTGTCTCTAGCGGCAGACATGCCTGCCAAAGCAAGTGCTATCGAGGTCTTTCCAACACCGCCTTTCTGAGAGTGTATAGTGTAGATTCGAGGGTACCCATCCTCATTAAAAGAAAAGTTATTCATCAAAGACTCCTACTGCTGCTTGGTTTCGGGGATAGTCTCAAGTTTCCTAAGCACGTATCGAACTCTTTCACGATGGGATGCAGGAACTCGGTTGAGGTAGATATCCAGATTTTCCTTCATAATTTCAAGACCGCTGTGAAACTTATTGTTTCTATAGCTAGTTTCAAGGAGTTTTCTGAAAAGATTATTGTCCTCTCGTAAAAGAGTAGCAAATATAACCTTTTCAATCATGATCTCTGCACAGTTCCCAAGAAGATTCCAATCTATTTTCAAAAGTTGTTTTTCGATCTCTTGGGCCAGGCTTTTCTCTTCTCTGACATACAGGAATGGAAGCATCCGCACCAGAGAAACAGCAACCAGTGGCCCCAAGGAGTCGTCTAGGGCTACTAACTCGCCTAATACCTTCGGTTTGTCCAACAATGTTTTCAAGGCCGAGGTTAACGTGCCCTCTGTCACAAATTTGAGTCCTATTATTTCGATGGCCAGCACAGCATGGAAAACTAAAGGCCTGTTAATGTTCTTGGTAAGCTCTTTGAGCACATCGTCCGGGTAATCTGTCCTGCTGATTGTTTCAGCGGTCAGTAATAGACCCATTTTTCTTTTTCCGACGAGATCGACATTCTCTTTGTAATAACTGCGTAGAAACGATGGAACCGATTGGGTTAGCGCCCTATTCCATAGCAAAACAGTAGTTGCGTGTCGCGCAACAGGGAGATGAGCCAAGGCCAGATCATCTGGTGATTCTAAGAGCCCAATCATGCCATCGCGGATTTCGTCCGTCATAGTCATGCCGTTGTACCCAGGGGCCGCTAAACCCTCGTTCGTCGGAGTGATGAAAGCCATCATAGCCGCAGCAAGGTGCCGCTTTACGAGAAACGTACAGTAACGGTTAGCAGACTGAAGGGCCTTAGGGAAATGGAATAGGTTGTGTTGAATGTAAGTAGGAATTGTAGTTTTGGTAATCCAATCAGGGATTATGCTCTTTTCAAGCAATGCGGCTCTTTCCTCGTCTCCCCTGGACCCCATCGACTCTAGCAGGGCTTCCATAGTTTTCTGAGCCATCCACCAAGCTGCCAGTACTCGCTGATCATCTGTCTTGTTAATTGACTCCAGCTCGATATAGCGCAGATAATGCTGGGCAAGATGGGTACGTGCTTCCCATGCTTTCGCGTAAAAGTTCCGCTTAGCATTATCCTTCTGATTGCCGGACCGATAGCCTGGGACGGCAATATCAAGGAAAAGGCGACCCAACAATTTTTTGAAGTCGTAGCCCTTAAAAAAAGGTGATGCCTCATGGCCACTTGCTTCGCCCAGTAGAACCTCCCATGCAACTACCAAAGCAAGTGGATCGTCCTGAGCATAGGCCCAACTATTTACAGTATTACAAAATTCACGAGCATCCTTATCAGAGATTACGGGAGTGATTCGCATATCTCGGAACAAACTCCACGCATCCAAAGGTGGCGCTAGAGCAACAAAACCGAACTGCTGCATGTATTGATTCAATATATTTTCGGTCTCATTGCCTCCTTTCTTTTGCTCTTCCTTGAACTCTGCTACTGCATTCTGCTTGAACACTTCGGGATTCTGCTTGGGAGATTTCACGAGTGGCGGGGCTTCGTCCCAAACAGTATCTAAATCGGGAAAAAGCAAATTATAAACGGCATTGGAAACGACCTCTTTGTCCGGGATTCGATGCAATAACGCTTTTTTTAGATGCATTCTGCTGTAACGAAAATCTTTCATGACAGCCTGCCGCATTCGATAAGCCACTGGTTCCCATTGGGCGTTGATATCCGAAGTCAAGAGCCCTTTCCAACGCTCCAACGCCATTCGTGTCGGCTTGCTTAATTGACCCATTGCTATGATTTCTTGAAAGGCTTTCATACGGATTCGCGTAATGGGATGATTGAGCATGTCATGGCCGAAAGCAAGTTCAACGTTTGTCTCATCCGGTTTTGTCTCATCCGGCCACGCAATTTTGAAGATAGAGCCGTCAAATACCGAAACCGATATGTCTCCTCTTGGCACTTCATTGCCTCGCGGTAAAGCCATGCCCTCTGTATCTGATTTCTTAAGAGTAGAAACCATCCCATATTCTTGCATTAGATCCGAAAAAGGGGATGGCGTCGGAATATTCTGACTCCCATAATAGGCAACAAGTATACGAGCAAGGTTCTTTTTCAATACTTGTTCTTTGATGAACTCTTCGTAAGTTAGTTCTTCTTTTGACAGTTTCTTGGACATTGCAGGGTTTGAAACCAATCCTTGGCGAAAACTATCGGACAGTGAGATGCGAACCAAACTCTGGAAGTGTTCGCGGATAATATCAACTTGCCTTTCTTTACCAACACCGTAATAGGAAAAAGCTTCGTGCAGCAAGCTGCTTAGCTCGAGGCATTTCGGTGATTCCATGATGAATTGAATAATCGCAAAAAGGACCTTCACTTCTTCAGAACCACCCAACCGCTCACGAATTTCAGGATGCAGTTCTTTGGGTGGTGGAGGGATGGCCTGCGCGAGTACTTTTCTGGTGATTGCAAGGCGGCTGTCTTCATCAAAATCTTTATCGATCCAGATACTGCAGAGCAGCTTTGCCCATCGGTCGATCCATTTTAAGTACAATGCGGCGCCCAAAGGCTTGGGTGGATCGGTGGCTTCAGGCCCCAAGAACAAGCCGCCATCTTCCATGCAATCCCGACCATAATCGGCAATCGCTATCAATTCGGTACCCAACGGATGATTTTTGTATTGTTTCGCAAGATACAACAGCGAAAGATCTTCAGGGAGAAGAAACCGGTAGCGCCATTTGACCAGTTGGACAAAATAGCGCGTGTATTGTTCGAGGGTGAGCGTATCTTGCTTAAATAGCTTCAGAAGAAAAGCATCCGTACCGAACTGGTTACCGGCCCACCCTGGTTCACTGACCATTTGCATGGTACGGTCGTCTGCCATAAGGGGCAGCCCGCGCTCTTTGCAAAATTTGAGAGTCGCCTCTATAATGCCCAAATTGTACTCCCGTTCACGTCTATGAAGTGGCTCAGTGAACGGCTTAAACACCTTCGAAGCTTTGACGGCAGCTTCGAGGTCTTGCTGCCATTTACCGACAATCTCCAAGAAATCGAGTTCCCTCACAGCTTGCTGAAAATAAGATGCCGTCCAGTTTGCCAGTATAGGCCTGACACCCAAGGAAAGCAGTGGGTCAAGGAGCTCATTTTCCACTAAGAACTCCATGGCCCCTTCGTCAAACAAGAAACGACCCGCTGACTGAAGCCTCTTAGAAACGTCCTGGTGGTCTAATACCTGTTCGCCTCTTAAAAGAGATAGACAATAGCGATACTTGTCTTCAGCAAGTCTTCCAGATTTGTAGAGCCAGTTCACAATCTGTGACAGCCAAATGACAACTCCTTCATCAGCGTTTTTCCAATCTTCTTTATTGGACCAAGCCGTGATGATAGGAATGTCTTCCTTCTTGGCCAATCTAATCATATAGGCCAAGACATTTTCATCCTGTTCACTTGGCAGTTCAATCCTTCCGACTTTGCCAGTCGTGATAAATTTATCAATCTCTCTGTACAATATGGCTTTAGATCTTTGATGGTACGCAAAGCGCGGCCGATCCAATTCCCAAAGCCAGTGGAACGCTTGGGGGTAATAAATCGCCTTGAACTGCTTTTCTATCACAGGAAGAAGGTCAAGCCGGTGAAGAGTGATCAAGGCACTTAGGTCGATCACAATTTCTTCAAATTCAGCTGGGGCAAGGATTGGGATAAGGTCTCTTTGGCCGTCTCTCAGTCCCACTCTCAGGCTGTTAGTGGAATATACCGTATATTCAATACGTGTCCGCAGGTTGTCTGGAATTTCCTGTGTACGCACCGCCCAATCTAAATAATAGGGTCGTCTATCTATCTCGCAAAGGAAGAGTCTTGGCAACCTGCCAAGACAGTATTGTTCAGTCGCAAACTCCCTTCTTTTCTTCGAATCCTCAATTATTTCCTTAAATTCGTCTATATTTGCGCGCCTAAAAAGACTTGGATCTACCTTCCCCATCTTCTGCAAGTCAATTAGGCGCAGCATGGATTGATGAGCTCGGGCTTCTTGATTTACCCGGTACGCCAGATTCATATGCAGGGCTAATAGCTGGGGATGATCTTTAATGTCTTCAAATCTGGAATCGAGTTGTCGAAAAGCATCTTCTGGCTTTCCTTCCAATTCGAGGATAGCACAATACATGCCCAAACAATCCAGGTTGGGAGTGTCAGCATGAGATATATGTTCTTTCAAAATATTCAGGGCTTCGTCATATATGCCTTTTGCTCTGAGTGCTGTTACTAAACTTATTGCAGTCTTAGGATTCCTATCTTTGTCATAAATAGCTTTCCAGGTTTCTATTGCCAAATCGTAACGGCCAAGGTTGAACGACGCTTGGGCCTTTGCCTGCCGAGTTTCGTCATCCCAAAAACCAAGTTGCTCCAGTTTGATAGCAGCATCTAAGATAATCGCATCATCTTCTTCTTTAGATCCGACATAAATCAAAGCTTTCAGATTTAATGGGTGATTAAACTTGGAAATGGATTGCAGCAGCAAGTCCTTGGCATCTGACCACTGTGCGCGCTTCATCTTGATTCGTGCCATCAGCGAGAGAACCTCGGATTGAACAGATGGGTACAAAGAGGATTTCGTAAGGTCTTGGAGAATTCCATAAGCCCCGTCGAAATCATCCTGAAAAAATAAATTCTTGGCAAGCAGAAACTGAAAAAAGGGATCTTCTCGGTCAACGAGTTCTTCCACCAAAGCCATGGCTGTCTCTTTTCTGTCGGTGGATTGCCCGAGTTCGGATGCTGTCCAAGCTAGCTCTTTCTTTTCTTCCTCTCCATGGATGTGCGCTTTTGCTTGATAGAGCAATTCCCATGCCTCTTCATATTGACCGGCCATTGCAAGAAGTTTGGTCCTCATCACCCAGGCCCAGTCTTCCTGCGGATGATCCACGGAGAGCAACTCGGCTAAGGCCAGGATGCTTCCCTTGTTATCTGGATCTTCTTTAAAGGCGACATAGGTAGCTGCAGCTCTCGGGATTGGTCGAAAGTGAAGTAAATTTTTCGCGATGCCGAGTGCCTGGGTAGATTCTCCGATCAAATCGAGGACCTGCATTTTCGTTATCAAAGATTCGGCAAAAAGAAGGCTATCATTGGGGTCTGTATATTGACAAGTTTGGTGCATCTTATCGAGGTAATGGAGTGCTTTTCTGCAGGAGGCTTCAGCGCTTTGCGAAAGTTTTCCTGGCATCGTCTGTAATGGATGAGGATTGCCTTCCAGCAAAATGGCCCGAAGAAAATAGGCCAAAGCCATCTGAAGATGTAATCTAGTGAGCCCAAGAGGATCTTGGAATAAGTCCGGTGTGGAAACAAACCTCTCATAGAGATCTTCAGCTTCTTCTAAATCTCCTCTGTGGATCAATACTCTGACAGCCTCCCCGACCCACTCTGGTTGAATTGGGTCGTGCTGTCGAATTAGTAAAAGAGCTTCATCGATTCTTTCTGACGCAAGGAGAATTGATAGTCGCCAAAATATGCCTTTGGGAGTGTCGTCATTCTGAAGAGTTTCCAAAGCAGATTGAAAATCGCCCCTAAAAAACAAGAGCTTCGCTTTGGCACGAAGCAAACGAAAACCTAATTCATGTTCCTCCTTAAATGCTGAAACAGCTAACTGTGCTTTATCACAGAACTCCCAAGCCTTGCTATTATCTTCAGGTCGGCTTGTGGCGGCAAATGCATCTACTAGTGTCAAATAGCCATAAACAATTGTCTCAGGAGAAAGCCTGTGAGGTGGGTTTTGAAGACGGTCAATCAGCAAGTCAATTTTTTCCTTGGCCT